ACACCAAGATTCCAGAACCGCTCCAGCAGCATTTGAACCACTGCCGTCTGGAATCCCCAGCGGCGACCATTGCAACGCTTAGCCCAGTCGGCTTTATCCTCATCAGATGCCAGGCGTCCGGTTTGCTGTCCAAAGAGAATGGTGAACGGGCATTGAATTGATGATGAGAACTCATTCGCCGTGACCGTCCAGCTTGGTGCGGGGTCGGCAGCGGCTACTGACAGCACTGATGTTGTACCTGACTGTGTGACGAGTGCCGAATCAGTACCGCGATTCAGCTTCATCATCTTGTCGTTCATTGCTTCGCCGAGGCTTTCGTAACCGGCTTCTTTTGCCATCTTGGCGATCGCCGCCATATCTGTCTGAGCATCAAAGCTGATACCCAACTGGCGGCTGGCGTTCTTCAGAAAACCTTCTGCGCTACCACCGGAAATCTTTTCGAGGTCCAGTAGCTTGTTATAGCCAGCGCGCAGGAATGGCACGCCGGAAAGCATGTTTTCATCTTCAGAGCCTTCGCAGAGGATGATGACTCGGTCGGGATGGACAGTAACGCTGCGCACGGGCCCGTAACTGCCATCATCACCCACTGGCTGCTCGTTGAACTGGTAGTTCACCGGCTCACCGTAGGTTTGCGACATGGTGTCCGTGTCGAAGTTGCCCGGCTTAATCTGTGATTCCCACGCAGGGATGAGTTTGACGATCGCCTTATCGCGCAACCGGGAAACAACGGCGGTGTCCACCGGCTCTTTCCATTCGCGCCCATCTTTAAACTGGATGAGCAGCGCTGAATATCTGCCAACAAGATTGCGGCGGTCAGCATCTTTGATTTTCGCCCAGTGCTTGCTCAGTAACTTGGTTGCAGCCCTTTCCCAATCAGTGGTTTCCATTGACTCCTTGTTCTCACTACCGTCGATAATCGTCGGCTTATCCGTCCAGCACGATTCCAGTAGCTTATGCACGGCGGCATATGCGACAGGGTTACGCTCATAGGCGCGGTAATACTGTTCGAAGCCAAGCTCATCGGGATAACCGAACTCCTCGTATAGCTTTATGCGCTTGGTGTTGCCCGGTCGACCGGCATACATCATGCGCTGGCGCCCTATCTCATGAGCGAGGGCGTTCACAAGGAATTGTTCCCCGTTGCTTAGTTCACTCACTGATGAGCTCCTTAAAAGAATATTGCGCCGGTCTGTTTGTGATTCGTTTTCGCCACAGCAAAGTAGCGGAACGCATCAGCGCCGTGCGATGTGAAGTCGTGCAAAGGCTTGTCTTTCCAGCAGCCGCGTTTGTCGTCCCACTCCTTGCGGTACCCCTCAAGGTGAGATATGCCCTGTTCGCATTTGGATGCGTCAAAGGCGCACTTAGGAAGGATTTCGCGCACAGAGTCGATGCCGGTATCAACACCAAGCTTTGGTGCGACCTTGAAGCGGATTGAATAAACCTGGCCGTCGATTTCAAAGCCTTCTGCCGCTATCTGCCTACGGCTCTTGCCATCACCGGCAAACTCGCGGTTATCGATATCGTGCGGCGCCCAGTGATCGCCGTACTCATAGCCGCGGTCTTTCAGCACCTTCATGTAGTGCCGGAGGCCTTCACCACTGTTCTCGTAGTAGTCGATGACATGGAACTCATCACCTACCTCACGAATAAACCAGATGGCCGTGGAGTCGCCCACCCCGATATCCCAGAAGGTATGAACCAGTTGGTGTGAGTTATCAGGCAGCTCACCTACACGCTTATTGGTGTAGAGCCAGCGGAACTGCTTAGCGTAGTAAGCCCCTTCAACCGACTGCTCGAATGCTTCAGCCGGGATGGATGGGTACTCGCGCTTCATGTCGTCGCCGAGCGTCTTCTCTTTGGCGTAATACCAGGCTTTCTGACGATCATTGAGAATGACGCCATGCTTCTGCTCGATATCGTCAAAGTAATCGCTCAGGCGCTGCGGTAGAGGCTCTACGGGGTCGATTGCATATAGGGGATTCTTCCACCAGGAGAAGAAGAAAAACTTCCAGTCGAGATTGGAAAGCGTCTTACCCTGCAACTGAGCTTTCTCAGCAGTCTGGCAGTAATCAAAGAAGTAACTGGCCCGGCCCTCTGCGGTGCTCTCAATGGTAGTGAAGCAATCGCTGGATACAGCTTCAAACGCACCAGTGACAATCTCACGGGCTTTGTCGGGGAACTTGGCGCATATCTTTCCGAACTCGGAAACGTGCAGGAAACGCAGCGTACCACCACGGAATGATGTGCTGACGTAGAGTGACCCGCCCTTTTTGAATACCAGCTCTCCCGCCGAATCATTGCTCGCCGGATTGGCCGCCCTGATTTCTGCTGGAAGGCGGTCGTAGGCGTACTTCACCTTTTCGCGGAAGAGCCGCTTTGCATCGTTCAGGGTGTGGGCGATCAGGGCGCACTTAGCAGCTTCGAACAGTGCCGCATCCAACTGGATAATGCAGACTTCGGTCGTAAAGCCTAGCTGGCGAGCCTTTAGGATGATGTTGCGTGTGTGCATGCCCTCGAAGTACTCGAGCTGCTCCGGTGTCATCTGGAAGCGTATCGGCTTACCTTCTTTATCGGTTATCCAGTAGAGGTGATTCAGGCGCCATAACTTATCTCGCAAGAGATTGAGATGTTCAGGCTTCATGCTCACCCCTTCGCGAGATCGTCCATCAGGTCAGAAAGTTTCTTCGATGCTTCATCACCGGTCGGGCCGTCGATGTCATATGCCTGACGCTCAAGGCCAATCAGCGTTTTCAGCGTGTCGGATAAATCTTTCATCGACTTTACCCGACCAGGCATGCTGATAACCTTGTGGTAGATTTCGTTGAGTTTGTCCTGCCCTTTGTCGTCAGGGCTAAGCATCAGTTCGCCAAGCTGTTCCAGTGCACCTACGTCAGCGCACTGCGCTTCGAGCTCACCAAACAATGAGCTGGCGATGTTACGTGCTCGGCGAATGTCACCACGATGTTCCATGCGGACGTTGGCGATTACCTCAGCGTTGGCCTCGATCAGTATCCGCTCGTTGGTAGCCGCTTCAGTGGATACCTGTTTGGATACCTCACGTTTGGATACCAGCGCATCAGCCTTGGCTTTGATCTTCGCCTTGAGGTCTCGCTCCCAACCGTCACGTTTTGCACGCTTGTTTATCGCGCCGTGTGTGATGCCATGCTGTGAAGCTATTTCGCGGATAGACATCAAGCCAGCCCGGTAAGCCGACTCGATGGCCTCCCAATCTGGGGATGCCATATGGAATCCTTAATTCATCGCTAATAGGGGATAACCCTCACAATAGAACAACCACCACTAACGGCAGGTTGAATTAACTATGGAGGTATTTAATGGGTAAGCTGATTGATCTGGCTATTGCATATGCAGACGTTGTGCATCTGATTCTGAGCTTTATTCTTTCTCAGTATTTTCTGGCACGTATTCAATCTTGAGAACGTCATCCGGCGCGAGGTATACCCAAGCGCCATCTTCACGGGCAACGCCAATAAAGCCATTAACCATCTCAGGCTGTGATCGGTTCATCAGGCCTTCATGTGTTTCGCCTGACTTCGTGGTTACTGTAATTCGATAGGTACCTGTCATAGGTTTGGCCTTCGGTTAATTGATGCCTTGGCATTCTGTTTCCGCTATTCGTCAGTGCGTCTACATATTGATTGCATAATTCGGTTATCATTTACGCATTGATAACATGCATAAACTATTCATATGGACACCGCAGTTGTAGTAAGAAGGGCTTCAATCAACTCACGTCCCCAATGGGCGCTCATAATTCACAGTATTCATGGTTACTGTGTATGTGTGGTGGATAAGGCATTCCCGGTAGTGGAAGGTCAGGAGTTGTCACGCCATCCCACTCATAGGGGGGTGTGGGTGCTCTCAGGCAGTGATGTTGTTTTCCCGGCAAACGTACATGGAGGAATGAGTCTTAACGAGGCTGAAGAGTCAATTTCACGTATCGCCAGATAAAAACCCAGCTATGCGCGCGCCTTTGGGGATTTTATGACTCCAGCCTCCTTGCAATTACTCCAATAAAAAACCGCCCGGAGGCGGCTTTTACTTAATCACCAAAGGATATTTTTGCGCAAGCAATCCCTCCATTACCTAATTGATAGGGAGGCCGTGTATGAAATCTCTGAAGAACAAGCTTGTTAACGTAAGCGCTATTTTTGGCTAGCTTGAGCATCACGTGCTCCAGCGATTTGTCTGAAGGAAAAGCATTTCTGTCCACCAAAAAGAGGAAGTCTTCTTCACCCTCTGGTGTATGTGCTGTGAAAACGTAACCTTCACTATCCTCAAAAGCCGGGCTGAAACCAACAACGTCTGATGGGAAAATATATTTGTCGATCTCACCGGCTGGAAGCTGGCCTAATGCATCCTTTATTAGAACTTTGGCAAACTCGACTTCTTCAGGGTTGTTTCTGTCTAGCCGAGTGGCTTGATTAACTTCAAAAGCTTTTAGCTTGGCATCCATATCAAAGCCTGATTCTTCTAAAAACCTGATCCAATCATATAAATATGACCAAGGATTTCTTTTCCAGCCCATTGCGCGCCCCCTATAGTTGAGTTTTTATTGTACCCAAGCTAGTGATGAGGGCATAGATTGCTTTTAAAGTTTGTTTTATGTCTGACGTAAAGAATACTTTATGCCTGACATAATCTGCTTCACAAAGCTTCACAGCGTGGCTAACCGTTATCCCTTGTCGGAGAGATTCATCATCAGGCGCA